CTCATGATTTCCCCGTCGTGCGCTCGCTTTATGGCGAGTACCATTACCGGCGCGGCGCGGATGGCCAGCCCGATCGGTGGGAGCCCGTCTCGCCGGCGGACAAGCTCCAGCGCCTGCGCCCTGATCAGATCGGCGCGCGCCTGGCTGAGCTCTGCCGCTCGGCCGGGCTCACCCAGCAGCAGCTCGCGGCCAGCGCGGGCGTCTCACTCGTCGCGGTCGAGAAATACATCAGCGGCGATCGCAGTCTGATGCGCGCCAATTTCGAGACCGTGATCAGGATCGCCGACGCGCTGGGCGTCAGCCTCGATCAATTAATCGCATAAAAACGCCCGGCAGGAGATTTCCTGCCGGGTTTGCTTTGCCCGTCACTGCTGGTTCTCGGTTGTGGCGGGCGTTGCTTTGTCGCTGTCTTTATCGTGCAGCTGCTTGAGTATCGCCTTGAGCTTGTCCGGGATGGGCAGGCCGCAGCGGCTCGCGTTTTCCAAAATCGAGAGCCCCTCGTTGCTGAGGTAAAAGCAGAGCACTATGCCGCGGATGGCGCTCCCGTTTTGGATCACGTTTACGTCGATGATGTTCGCGAGGCCCACGATCGTGAAAATCAAAACCTTTTTGATAATGCCTTTGAAGCCGATCTCGCTCGAGAGCTTTTTTTCGACGATCGCCGCGGCGACGCCGGTTATATAATCAACGCAGACAAACACCAGCAGCGCCGTCAAAAGCCCGTCGACCTCCCCCACGTAGTATCCGATCGCGCCGCCGATCATCGCCAGCAGCATTTGTATCTTAGTCCAGGCCGCCTCGATCTTGTCCATGCTGCGCCCTCCTTATCCTACGATTTCGCTCAGCTCGCCGCCGTGCTCGCGCTGGATGGCCTCCAGCGTGGCCTTGTCTCCCGTGATCGTGAGTATGTAGGCGGGCTCGGAGCCGCCCTCGGGCACGTCCTCGGCCTCGGGCGCTCGGCTTGCGGCCAGCTCCTCGTTAAGCGCCTTTAGCGACTGCGCGCCGAAAATGCCGTCGGCATCGAGGCCGTGATCCGCCTGGAACTGCTTGACCGCGCGCTCGGTCTCCGAGCCGTAGTCGGCATCCGCGCCGTATTTCGGGAGCTGATAGTTGAGGTGCAGGAGCTCCTGCTGCAGCTGCCTGACGTCCGCGCCGCTCATGCCCTTGCGCAGCACGCGATCGCCCAGCGCGTACTCGCGCGGCTTGACCTCGCCCGAGTAATCGATAAAGGGGAGCGCGCCCCAGTTTGTCCAGGTTCCGTCGCTGAGCTTCCGGCGCTGGCAGTCATACGCGAAGCCGCGCATCTCGATCGTGTAGCCGTTGCCGACGTATACGCCGATGTGGCCGCTGCGCCAAACGCACAGGCCGGGGTCCTCGGGGATCGTGTCGATCTTGCCGCGGCGCGTGCAAATCTCATACATGCCGTTGGCGCTCTGATCGGGGCAGCCCGTGCGCGTGCCTTTGCCATCGTACTTTACCGGCGCGCTGAGGTCGCCGCCCTTCCAAGCGAACGCCTTTATCATCCCGACGCAATCGGCGCAGGTCGCGCCCGCCGCGATGTCGGCCATATAACCGGCCTTGCGGCTGTCGCCGTAGTGGCCGGGGTACTGCTCCCGCTTGCGCCGATACAAATCCTCGGCGCAGGCGTAGCCGCAGGTGCCGTACCAATAGACCCACTTTGCGGCAAAAACCGCCTCACAAAAATCCACCAGCTGCTTTGCGCTAAACATATGCGCTGCCCTCCTTAAAAGTGTATTTTCGCGCCCAGCTCATGGGCGAGAAGCGTGTGGCAATCCGCGCCCGGGTGTACGCCGTCGAGCAGCAGATCCTCGAGGTTAAGCCGGTTTACGCAGCTCTGCGCGGTCATATCGATGTACTCGAGGCCGTAGTACTCGCACACTTCGATCATCGCGTCGCGCACGTCCTTGAGCGTGCCGCAGCCCGCCTCGCGGTCGCTGCTGCGCTCGTGGCCATAAGCGTAATTGCTGGACTGATCGCCGAACTCGCCCGAATAGCCGTGGCAGTTGAGCGGAGTTATGATCACCAGCTTGAGCTTGGGATTGCTCGCGAGGATCGTCTCGATCGTTTTGCGCATGGCCGGGATAAGCTTTTCGGGCCGGTCTCCGATCGCGTCGCTCATCGAGCCGATCGGCACGCCGTCGGGCATGTAGCCCGCATCCGGGTTGCCCTTGTAGTCGTTGACGCCGTATGCCAAAGTAACGAGGTTGTACGGCGCGAAGTCGATGCCCTGCACGACCTTCCAGGCGGGCGTGTTGTACGTGCTGCCGCTGATGTCGCTCGCGGTGCGCATCACGTAGCCGGAGCCGCCCACGCCCTTGTTGCTTATGTGCCAATTCTTGGCCATGGCCAGCTTGCTGACCCAGCACTCGGTCGGGCGCACCTCGGCGGTATAGCGGCCTCTATCCTCGCTGTAATAACTCACGTAGCCCTGGGTGATCGAGTCGCCCAGCGCGCACCAGCGCACGCCCGGGTCGTAGATGCTCGCGCCGGTCACGTCGAGCACCTGCACGTGCTTGGGAATCTCGTTGCGGTCGTATGCGGTCAGGTCGGTGGTCGTGTCGGCGTGATACTGCAGGCAAATGCGGTAATGGCTGCCGGCCGGGATCCACTTTTCGTCCTGGCTGTAGCTGCGCGTGCTCACGCAGTAATATATGCCGTCGCTCTCGTTGCGCTCGAAGATCGAGACGAGCGTGTCGAACTCGGCGTCGGTGATCACGCGGATCGCGCCGTGCGCCTCGTAAAGCTCGGCCGTGCGCAGGCGGGTTTTCTCGGAGCGCTCGCGATCGGCCGCGCCGCTCGTATAGTCGAATCGCCCGGACTCCCACGCGATCGACACCGGCACGCCGCTGATCATCGCGTCATACGTGAGTATCGTCTGCAGATCGAGCTGCTCTACGCGCTTGCCGATCGCGCTCAGCGCCTCGCCGAGCTTGGCCGTCACGTCAATGCCGTTGATCTTGAGCTCAAACGTGCGCGCCGCCGTGTTATACAGCGTCATGATCAGGATATGCGTAGCATCGGCCGGAGCCTCAAACGTATTGGTGGCCGAGCCCGCCGTGAGCTGCAGCACGCCGGTGTAACCCGCCGCCGCAGAGCAGCCCGCGCTCTGGCCGTTGGTCGGTGTGGTCGGGTTGGCCATGATGCCGTAGTTGAGCGTGCCGTCGGTCGTGGTGTTGCGGATGGCGACAATATCGCCCGGCTTGATCGGCCAGAGAATGTGCTGATATGCCGCGCTTACGTTGTTCCAGAGGCCGGTCGTGGTCAGATTGCCGCGCGTCGGCGATACGCTCTCGATTGTGGCGTAGTCGATTGTATCCTCCAGCGCACTGAGGCGGGCATGCGCGTCGAGCGTGGCCGTCACGTCGATGCCGTTAACCGTCAGGCTGTAATCGCGCTCCACGCCGCCGTAGCGCGCCATGATCAGAATATGCGTAGCGTCAGCAGGCGCCTTGAACGAGTGCGCCGCGGTGCCCACTGCGAGCTGCAGCAGCCCGGTGAAGCCCTCCACCGCCGAGAGCCCCGCGGCCTGCCCGTCGGTGGGCGTGGTCGGCGTGGCCATCACGGCGTAGTTTAACGTGCCGTTGGTGCTCAGGTTTGCGACCGTGATCGAGTCGCCCGGCGCGATCGGCCAGAGCACGTGCTGATACGCCTCGGTTATGTTGTTCCAGAGTCCTGCGCTGCTCACGTTGCCGTTTTCCGGCTGCGCGCCGGCGATGATCTCGGCGCTGGCCAGCTTGCCCAGCACGCCCAGCGCGTCCCGCAGCTCGTCGTCTACCAGATGGGCAAACGGCGCGTCGTTGACGTGCCACCAGATCGTGCCGTCGGTGTCGCCCAGGAACTGGTACACGCGCCGCACTACGGTGGAGCCGTCGGAGTGCCGGGTCGGCATTACGTACAGCCAGCCGTGCGTGGCCGTGTAATCCTCGGGAAGATCTTCGGCGGGCACCTGCTCGATTTCGTCGTAGCCGTCGCCGTCCTGATCGGGAATCGTCACGGTGCGGTATAGGTTTTGGTTATATACGCGGTAATAGCCGGCCGCGTCGAAGTCGGCCAGCGCGGGCTTGGCGTCGGTGATCACGACGTCGCCGCGGTACTGCATGGCCTTGGCGTCGATCTGCTCGACCTGATCGGTGGTGGCCTCCATCTCGCTGGTGAGCCCGGTTACTGCCGTCTCGGCCGCGGTGATGCGCGTATTATAGCCCGCGATCGTCTCGTCCTGCGCGCCGAGTCGCGTGTTGAGCGTGCTCTCCATCGTGCTGATCGCGCTGTCCACCTGTCCGGCTGCGGCCTCGGCCGAGTTGGCCGCCGTGTTGCAGCGGCTGATCGCGGCCAGCAGCTGATCGAGCGAGGGTATCTCGCCGGTCGGGTCGATGATCGCGTCGCCCACGTTTTTCGCGATCGTGAAGCGCACCGCCAGCAGCGTGGTGACCGTGCTCTCCAGCACGTTGCGCAGAATCAAATGCGCCTGCCCGGGAATCGCATACGCCGCCTGGGGCAGCGTGATCGCGGCCTGATTGCCCTCGACCACGCCCGTGATCGGGAAGCTGTCGCCGTTCGGCAGGATAAAGTAGCCGGTGCAGCTGCCGCTGAGCTGGTAGGGGACGCCGCCCTTGTAAACGTCCGCAATGAATCGGTTTGCCTGGTTGTCGCCGTACTGCAATACGTCGGCGATGCCCACCACCGTCTGCGGCGCGTTGAGGTCGACCTTGATCTTGATGTCGTATACTGCTACCGCCATTGAAACCGCCTCCTTACTGTTTGAGCTTGCGCCGCGCCTCGGCGCTGAGCTTGTTGTAATTGATGGATCCGTTGCTGAGATCATAGCCCGCCGTGCTGCGCTCGCTCCGATACGGCTCGCCCAGAGTGATGCGCGTATAGCGCTTTGCGATCGCATCCCACTCGTAGCCGATCACCTGCGCGCCGATGCTCAGGCCGTAGGGCGCGTGTCTGATCTGCACCCAGTCGTACAGATATACGCCCTGCAGGTTTTTGAGCCCGGCGTACTCCACCGTATCGGGCAGATGCACGAAATCGACCTCGGCCTTGATCTTCGGCATATCGGCGTGGTCGACCGTGAAGCGCTTCTCCGCTTCGGCCCACATCAGATCATAAACCTCTTGCCGCGACCAGGTGCTCGTGTCGTCGGGGTCGTCGGGATTTTTTCTCCCGCCGATCTTGGCGTCGGTTATGTCGAGCACCTCGACGTATAGATCGGAGTAGTCGTCCAGGTGATCGCTGTCCACCTGATGGTCGGGGTGCATGATCTCCTCGTCGTTTTCGTCGCGCCCCAGCGGTATCACTCGCGTGATCACCGAGTCGCGGTTTTCCGTGTACTGCACGCCGATCAGATTTTTGCCGTACTCGATCGTGTAGCCGCGATCTGTGTCATCCTCGGCCAAAATAAAAACGTCGAAATTGTCGCGGATGAGTTTCGCGTGGAAACTCGGCACGATGCCGTCGTCCGGGTCGAGCAGCGCCTGAGTCGGCGATTTCCAGCTGTAATCCGCGTTGATCTTTTGCGTGTTGTCGATATTGGTATAATATTCCTGCGGGAACAAAAATATCGAGTTGATGCGGATCGCGTCGAGCGCCTGCCGGCACGTCGCCTGTGTGAGCGTGAGCTTGCCAATCACGAGGCCCTCCTGCCACCAATACGAGATATGCCGCGCGCGCACCGTGATCGTGCTCGTCGAGCTGTCGATCGAGCGCTCGTAGATAATAAACGCCTGATCGCTCACGCGGTGCGCGTCCACGCCCGGAATCGTGATGCCCTCGTTTATGATCTCGGTGATCGTCATCTCGCGGCTATATTGGCTGTTAGCCGTCCACATATAGCCCTCGGTGCCCTCGTCGCTGCGCGCCCGGTGCCAGCTGCTGTTGTAAGTGCCCAGATACGTGTACTCCTGCCCCTCGGGCAGCTTTTGCAGCACGTTGCTGTCGACGTCCGGCTTGGCGTATATGCGCGAGTAGCCGTTCGCGGTGGCGGTCGTGATGTGCACCTTGTATCGAGTGACCACATCGACGACGACCTCCTCCTCGATGCTCTCGCCGTCGATCGCGGGCACCGGCGCGCCCGGAACCGGCGCGCGCAATACGTTGTCGATCTCCAGATTAAGCCATTTGCCGCGCGAGTCGATCGGATGCTCCAGCGTCAGCTCGTAATTGCCGCCGGCGACCTCGGTTACCACCGCGCTGGTCGGCTCGAGTATGGCCAGCCCGTTGGTGCTCCAGTCCGTCTCGGCGCGCCGAAAAACCTTGATCATTACACCCACCTCCAGCGCGGGGTGAGCTTGCGCACCGTCAGGCCGGGCAAGCCCTGGATCGTTACCACGTTGTCGCCCGGCTCCAAAATCGGGAAGTCGCCCGAAGAACTGTAAGTCGTATCAACCTCGCCCGTCAGATCGGTCACGATCTGCGCGTCGCTGTCGATGATGCAGCCGTGGCCATCCGTCGCGGCCTCGAATACTTTGTAACCGATCGTCACGCGCACAAACGGATTTTCCGCGAGTAAGTCTTGGTGTTCGATGCGCAGCTTCGGCCGCGAGGGCACGTTTCCCGGGTTATACACAACTTGCTGATAATCAGTGATCGAGATATCGCTCTCGGGAATCGTCGCGCGCTTTTCGGGCTGACACAAAAACGTGATCGTGCCCGTCCACGCGTCGTCGAATACGCGCTCCATCTCGATCTGATTGATTATGCGCGCTTCATACGCGAAATCGGGCTCGTTTGAAAATACCACCAGCCCGCTGCCGCGCAGCCATGTCATCACGGCCTGCGGATCCACGCTCGGCGGGATCTGCGCCTCCACCGTTTTGACCACGTTGTCAAAAACGCCCGCGCCCGCGGATAAAGTCAGATAGCCCGATCGCCCTGGTATCTCGATCGTCTCGACGCGCTCCCGCGCGCGCACGATCGACGGATTGCGCCGGATGATAAGCCCCATGTCGCGGGAAGAAACCCCGTCCCACACAAAAAACGGAACGCCCACATGCTCACCTCCTTATTTGCTGCCGTAGCCGCGGCGCGTGCGCCGGCGCGCGGCTGCCTCCAGCTCCATCAGCGCGTCGACGTCGGTATTATTGCGCTGGTAGTAGTTTTGAATGTTGATCGCCGAGCTGCTGTTATACGTCGCGCCGGCTGCTATTGCCGGCCTGCGCAGCGCGCTCATCGTCATGCGGCCGACCGCGTTATCCACCGCCCGCATTTTGTCCGCGATGCCCTCGGCGAAGCCCGCCGACGTGTACGCGCCGAGCTCGCGCATTTTGCGCGACGGGCTGTGAATATCCAGCGCCGCCTTGGCCGCGTTGTACGCCTGCGTGGCCATGCTCTTGGCCGCCTGAACGACTGCCGACGTGCCCTGGCTCAGGCCGCTTTTGATGCCGCTGGCCATATTCGTGCCGATCGACTTAAAAACCGTCTGCACCTGCTTGTTGAAGCGGCTCAGCTGTCCCAGCGCGCCCGTGAGCGCCGTGTTGACCTGGGTAAGCATCGCGCTCATGCCGTTGGTGATCGTCGTTACCATGGCCGTGGTGCTCGTCGTGATCGCCGTTTGCACGGTCGTGACCTGTGTCTGCATCGAGCCCGTCTGAGTCGTCAGATCGTTCGCCGCGTTCGTGATCGCAAGCGAAATGTTCCCGAACTCGGTCTCGAACCACTCGTCTAAATCTTCGGTCGTCGCGATCGCGCTCAGCGCCTGCTCGAACGCCTCGACGCTTGTGGTGCCGTTGTCGATCGCGTCGACGCTCTCCTCAGCGCCCTCGCCCCACCAAAGGCCGTTCATGATCCAGTTGCCCGTGTCCTGTCCCCACTGCTGCACGCCCTGGGCCATCTCGCCGACCTTGTTTCCGACCTGCCCGGCCACCTCTTTAATGCCGTCGATCGCGCCGGAAAAGAAGTCCGATATGTTTCCGACGATGCCCGTCACGGCCTCCCACGCGCCGCCCAGCGTCTCAGTGAGCCACGAGGTAAAGTCGCCCAGCGACGTCGTGATATTCGTCCAGATGCCGCCGAGCCACTCCGGGATATTGCCGATCGCGGTCGAAACCGCCGTCCACATCTCGGTCATCGTCGTGGAGATCAGCGTGCTGATGTCGTTATCCGTCCACCACGTCGTGATCGCGGTCCAGATCGGCCCGAGTTTTTCGGTGAACCACTGGCCCCAGTCCGTCTCGCTGAACCACGTCTTGAGGTCTTCCCACGCCTGCGAAAACGCGCCCATCAGCGTCGCGCCCAGCCCGGCCCAGTCCACGCTCGCAAACGCGTTGACTATGCCCGCGACTATCTCGGGGATCCGCGCGACCAGACTCGGGAGCGCTTTTATCAGCGCGCTCGCGAGCTTGATCATGATGATCAGCGCCGCGTTTACCAGCTGCGGCAGATTCTCGATCAATCCGTCGACTATGCCGCCCAGGATGGAAACCGCCGCGGTGGCGATCGTGTCTATGTTGTCGCTTATGGCCGTCACCAGCTGCGTGAGCAGACTCGTCGCCGCGCTCGTTATCGTCTCGGCATTATCCGCGATGCCGCCCAGAATGCCCTCGAGTATCGTCGAGGCGAGCGGCACCAATAGGTCTACCAGATCGGGCAAGATCGTCACCATGGCGTTTATAAGCGCCGTCAGGCCCGCGCGTATCGAGGGCAGATTGTCGGTCACCATGGTCGTTAAATCGGTGATCGTCGTGCCGATGTCCGTCGCGATGCCCGCGAGCAGCGTCTCGATCTCGCCGTCCTGGATGCCGTCCTGCAGCGCGGTCGTGATCGAGCTCATCGTGTTGTTGACCGTGTTTACAAGCGGCTGGAATGCCGGAATCAGCGTCAGGCCGATCGTATTTTTGAGCGCCGTCGCCGCCGACTTGTTTTTGTCGAGCGAGTCCTGGAAGGAACCCATCGCCGTCAGCGCGTCGCCGCCCATCACGTAGCCCGTCGCGCTCGCCTCGTCGCCCAGCTCCATCAGCCGCTTGCTGCCCGTCTGGATCAGCGGATTCAGATCCTGCGCCGACTTGCCCATCAGCTCCATGGCCAGCGCGTCGCGCTCGGTCGGGTTCTCGACCTGCCCCAGCGCGTCGATCACCTCATAAAACATCGTTTCCGAGTCCTTGAGGTTGCCGTTGTTGTCGTATATCGAGACGCCTAATTTTTTAAAGCTCTCCTCGGCGGTCTTGTTGCCCTTGTTGGCGTTGCTCATCTGGCGGGTGAGCTTGGTCATACTGCCCGTCATCGTCTCGACGCTTACGTCGGTCAGATCGGCCGCGTAGCCCCATTTTTGGAGCGTGTCGGTCGATACGCCCGTCACCGTGCTCATCGTGAGCACGTCGTCGGCGTATGATGCCGCGCTCGTCGAGGCGTCCCAGCCATACTTGGCCGCTTCCTTCAGCGCGTCCACCAGCGCCACGATCGCCTTTTTAGCCAGCTCCGCCGCTTTCTTCAGCGTATTCTTCAGCCCGTTCGCGATTGTCGTCAGCGCGGTCTTGAGTCCGGTGCCCAGCGCCGTCTTGAGGTTCCCGACCGTCGTTTTAAACGTGTCCCACGCGCTCTTGCCGTCCTTGGTGGCCGAGTTCGCGGCCTTCATTTTCTCCTCGGTGTCCCCGAGTTCCGACTTCATGCCGTTGAGCTTGGTCTTGGCCTCATTGAGCGCGGTCTTGTAGCTGTTCAACTCCGGCGCGCCCTCGCCGTATTTCTTGGTGGCTTCACTCAGCGCCTTTTCCAGATTGCCGACCACTTTTTCCTGCTGCCCGATCTCCGCACGCAGAGTGGCCGACTTCTGGGCGAAATACGTCTGAGCGTCTCCCGTCAGCTTAAACTCCGAAGCCGAGAGCTTAAGCTCCGAGCCCAGCGTCTTGAGCGCCTTGTTGGCGCTGCTGATCTCGCTCTGATACTGCTTGCCGCCGTCCAGCGCGAGTATCGTTTTTATTGTCGAGTCCGCCATTAATCCCAGTCACCTCCCCGCGTGCGCGGCTTTGTCAGATCGACTCCCCGCAGGCCCGCGTCGTAAATCATGCGGCTAAAATACATGTCCAAAATAAAACCGGGGCATAACGCGCGCATATCGCGCAGCGCTATGCCCGCAATCAGGCCAAAGCCCGTCACTTTGCGGCTCGAGATGTTTTTCTCGGCCTGTTTTTTTTTGCGCGAAGTTCGGCGAGTACCACGTCGCCGTCGTCCTCGTCGCCGCCCAGCTCGGTCTGGGTCGTGAGTCCCTCGGTGATCGTGTCCAGCAGCTGCGGCTGTATCTCGCGCACCTGGCCGGGCGATATGTGCGCCCGCACCCACTCGTCTGTGGGCTTTTCCTCCGCGCCGGTCTGCTCGGCTCCGCCGCGCATCAATATGCCGATCAGCTTGCACACCGTGGATGCCGGCTTTGTGTCCACGGCCTCGCTCAGCTGCTCCAGCCCGCCGAAGCTCTCCTCGATCTCTATCCACGCGCCCATGGTGAACGCGAGTGGCATTTCCTTGCCGGCGATCGTGATGTATCTCATATTACACTATGTTGGCCAGACCGTTTATCCAGGCGATCGCGTCGGCCTCGGTGGTAAACGTGCGGTGCTTGCGGAACTTGACCTTTCCGGTCGCGTCGTTTACCACGCCCATGATCGAGCCCTCGATCGACGGGGTCTGCCACTCGATCGACTCGCCCTTGGTCTGGGCCTCTTCCGACGCCATGCCGAACTGCGCTTTATAAACCCAGTAGCCGACCCAGCTCAGCGCGCCGGCTTTTTTGCGCACGCGCACATAGCCCACGCCGCCGTAGGGCGCGCCCTCGCCGATATCCTCGTACTCGGTGCCGCCGGTGCTGCCGGTGCCGCCGGTGCCGCCGGTGCCGCCGGTGACCTCGTTGGCCTGAACGCCGAGCACCATCACCTGCGCCTCGTCGCTCAGGTCGTCCAGCCCCAGCGTGATCTTGCCGCTCACGATCGAGTTGTCGCTCTCGGCCAGCGCGTCGTCGGCATATAGTCCGCCGTCCGCGCGCTCAAATTCTACCTGAGCTTCGATCATCTTGCCGATGACCATGCCCTGGCCATACGTGATCGAGTTCGCCGTCTCCGTAGCAATCGGGGCAAAAACCGCGTGCTTGAGTCCAATGAATGCCATTTCACAGCCCTGCCTTTCTCAGTTTCTCGTTTAAAACTTCTCCCATGGCCGCGATCGCCGCGGCCTCGCCCGCCTCGTTGGCCCTGTCGACCCATCGGTCGCCCTTGCGCTTTTTAACACCGTAGTGTAAATACGCCGCCTTGGCCATGTTGCGGACTTTTTTCTTGTCGGCCCCGTGCGGATAGATCTCCACCCGCTGCGCGCCGGTTGATCTGCTGGCCGCGTCGTGCGCCTTTATCGAGCGCACCATCGCGCCGGTCTTAACGTGCTTGTACGTCCGGGCGCTCTGCTGCCATGCCTCGACCACCTTCGCGGCTCCGGCCTCCAGCATTTCGCGCTCGATCTCCGCGGTGATCTTGCCGACCTTCTCCATCCGGCGCACCAGCTGATCGAGTCCCGTCGTCTCAAGCCCCATTTTTACGCCCCCTCGCAGGTGTAGGTGTGCCGAATAAGCCCCGCCTCGTGGATGAACTCCACCTCGTGGCGATATGCCGTGCGAGGATCCTCGCGCAGCGCGCGCCGGATGCGCTCGTTTACCTCGTCGTACTCGATATCAGTAAAGCGCATGATGGTGAACCGCCACCCCTCGTCGTGTATGTCGTCGCCTGCAAACGGGAGCTCTGCGGTCTCGAACCAGACCGTATAACAGCGCGCCTCCGTCGAGCTCTCGTAGTGCTCGGCTTCCGGGTCTGCGCTTACCACCAGATTGCGTATCTCCTCCAGCGTCATCGCACGCGCACCTCGCTTAGCGTTATGTCGCTGATCTCCTGCCCGGCCTCATCCTCGCCCTGATATACGCGCGTCACCGCGTATCGTTTGAGGTTCTCGGGCGCCTTTTCGGCGCTCTCTACGTCGCCCAGGATGATCATGTCGTTGTTGCTTAAACCGTTTACGCGCCACATCCTTATGCGCAGCGACGTCTCGGCGATCTCCTGCTCATCGGTCGGCCGCGCCGGCGTGGTCTCGTAGCTCAGCAGCCCATAATACCCTTGGTGCCACCGCTGATAGGCGTATCGGGGTTTAAATCCCACGCCCGCGGTGTTGACCTCGCGGAACACCGATGCTATGCCGTTATCGAGCAGCATGCTCACCCAGCCACCTTTCGCGCCGCCTGAGCCTCAGCCAGTCGGGCATGCCCTTCTGGGCGTCCCGCGCCTGATAGGCCCATACGGTGTAATCGACCAATAGCAGCATGTCGTCCATGCCGTCGGTCAGGTCGATGCCCGTGCGCTCTATCTCCTCTTTGGCTGCCATCAGCCGCGCCATCAGATACTCGTCCTGACTGGTGTCGGTCGCCAGACGGTTGAGGCGCGCCTTGACCAGCTTCAGCGCCATCTCGAGCCCTACCTGTGCCATTGCGCGCCCCTCCTCTCATCGCTTAGCTGTTGGCCGTGTCCGCCGTAAAGCTCACCGCGTTGGCCGCCGGAGTCGCGCCGCTGATGCCGATCGCTACGAACGCGCCGCCGATCACGGGCGCGCCGTCATAGCGGGCCGTGGCCTTGAATACGGTGCGATCCTCGACGAACTTGTAGTGCTCGCTCTGCGCGATCGTGGTGCCCGCGCGCTCGGCCAGCAGATAGTTGTCGCCGTAGCCGCCGATGATCACGTTATTGGGCAGGAAGTCGAGCACCTCGAGCGCGCCGCCGATCACGGGCATGACCTCGTTCACGCCCGCGACGATCGCGCCGTTTGCGTTGAAATTCATTGCCTCGCTGATCAGCGTCATCTTGGTCTTGCGGTTCATGGCCCAGAAAAGCTTGCCGGTCGAGTAGTTGTCGACCAGGTTGCTGGCCGCGCCCACAATGCCCTGGAAGAGCTTGATGCCGGTCGAGTTCGCCGCGGTGATAGTGATTACGTTGGTGGTGTGCAGATCGACCCACGGCGTGAAGTCCGTCGGCCAGGTCTCGGGCGCTGCGGTCTGAACCAGGCGGGTGATGATGCCGGTCGGCATCTTGGTGCCCGTGCCGTACAGGATCGCCTTATCCAGCGCGTAGCCGATCGCTATGCCCAGATCGGTGATGATCTCGCTCGCCAGCGCTATGTCGCTGTCCTGCAGCAGCGCGTTGCAAACCTGCACATACGCGCCGACCTTGTAGCCGTCGACCTCGAGGCCGTAGAAGCCCAGATTGATCTCGTTCAGGGTCGCGCACATTTCCGTCCATACGGCCTCCGGCACCTGCCCGGAGATCACCTGGCGCGCCTTGCCCGGCACGCTCACCGCGCGCACGTGCTTGTAAAGCTTGCTGGTGGTGCGCGCCTGATCGCGGATCAGATCGAGCACTACGGTCGGGATCAGCAGCTCGCCCTTGGTCACGCCGCGCTGCTCGCTCGCGCCCATCATGCTGCGCACGCTGGCCACAAATCCCTTAACGTCCTCGCGCGCGAAAAATTCGTCGCGCTCCTGATAGCTCATGCCAAAAAACTTCCGGGTGTCCATACTGATCGCCCTCCCTTTCTGCTCGGCCTCCGGCGCTTTCGCCGACTGTGCCGCCCTCTGATTTATCTCCTCCAGCTCGGCCTTGATCGACTCGATCTGTCGGGTTAACTCATCCATGGCCGCGCGGTTTTCCGCCTCTGCGGTCTCCAGCGCCGCGGCCTCCGCCTCAAAATCGCTGATCGCGGTCTCCACCGCCTTGCGCTCCTCCTCGGGGGTCTCGCTCGTGACCTCCTCCAGCGCCGCGCTCAGCTCCTGCTCGCGCGCCTCCAGCTCCTTGCGCTGCTGCGCCAGCTCGTCCCGGCGCGCCTCTGCGGCCTTGATCGCCGCGTCGGCGTCATTAAGCCGCTTATTGAGTATTAAAGCTCTCAGTGCCATTTGCTCAGCCTCCCTTTCTGCCTTTCGCGCCAGGCGTCCAAACTGCGCCGGCGCAGCTGCTCGCGCTCGTCCGCGCGGGCCTGTACCTCGGTGGTGCGATACGCTGGGAACGTGCACACGCTCACCTCGTATAGCTTAACGGCCTTGATCGTCCAGTGCACATTTTCGCCGTCCTCGCTGACTTCGGTTTCCTCGTCGAGGATATCAAAACCAAAGGAGCACTGGTTGACGTCCTGCCGCTGCACCCTCGCGTATATGTTCATGGCGTCGGTGTCGTCCTCGTTGATGCGCACCGAGCCGAATAGCCCGTGACTGTCCGCGCGCAGCGTCAGCGTGCCCGCCGATGTTCGGCCCAGCACCAGCCGCGTGTCGTGGTCGATCAGGCAGCGCACGTCGTCGCCCAGCGCCTGATCGAACGCGTGCGGGTCGATCGATTCGCTCATGCCGTAGCCCATCTCGTAATTTTCACCGAACACGGCAAAATAGCCCTCGATGTATTTGCCCTGGTCATCCTCGCGCACCGTGTAGCTTATCGGCGCGCTCCTCGTCTGCTTATCCATCCTTATCGCCTCCCGTCAGCTTGCCCTGGTCGCCCAGCCTGTCCGCCGGTATGTAGTTCTCGAGCGCTAATAGTTCGTTCATCTCCGGGTCGGGCGGCAGGCCCATCCAGTCGCGCCACTCGTTGCGGCGCATGGCCATGCGGTCGACCATCTCGCTGCCCGCGGCCACCATGTCGCCGATCGAGTAGTTATATAGCGATCGGGCCGAGAAGCGCCAGTACATATCGGGCGATATGAGCAGCTTTTTCGTCAGCTCCTGCTCGATCTCTTTCGCGACCGCCATCACGCGGGTGCTCAGAAAATGCTGGTACTCCGCGAGGTTGAATTCGCCCACGCCCACCATGTACGCCGGTACTCCGAATATCGCCGCGATTGAGCGCCGGTCGAGATCGAAACTTTTGTCGATGGCCAAATCGCTGATCGTCATCGGCTTGACCTGCTCGACTGAAAACGCCTCTGCCGGAATGAACCACGGCTGGCCCGCGTCGGTGCTGTCGAAATACTGCGCCGCCAGCCTTTTGCGGCCCTCCGGGCTTGAAAACTCCTCGGTGAGTCCGTCGACCTTCACGATCAGCGACGGGGCAGGGGATTTCATCAGCGCTTCGCGCGTGGCGTTTGCCTGCCTCAGACTCCCCACGACGTCGCGCAGGCTCACCTTAAAGCCCGCGCCCCGCCATGGCATGGCCACGTCCGGGTTGATCACGAAGTGCAAAACCTCGTCGGGCCGGTATCGAATCCCGTTGACTATGATCTCATAGCTCTCGCCCACGGGGTCGAAGCTCACCATCTGCGGCGGTATGGGCCGCAGATCCTCCAGCAGCCCCTCGCGGTTGTAGCGCGGGATCGTGATCTGATTCCCGTCGCCCGCGCCCAGCAGCGTGCGCACGATGGTCTGAATGAACGTCATGCGCGTCATATCGCGCGCCGGCTCGATGTCGAGCTTGCGGCTCAGCTGATTTTTTACGCGCACGTCGCCGCGCTCGGCGTTTGCCATGAGGTGGATCGTCATGCTCGAGATCAGATCGGCGTATACGCCGATGCACATCTGCACCTCCGGGCACTCAACTAATGGCCTGTACCCGTCTTTGCAAAGCACCCGCCACCAGTCGCCCGTGGTGATCACCGCGCTGCTGCCCGGTATCTCGCCGCCCGGCCTCGCGCCCGATCGGGGCGATCCTGCGGGAGTGTCGCGCCCGTAGCCCCGCGCGCGCCGCGCCCGGTCTTTCTTGCCCATCAGATCGCCTCCCTCGCTTTTCTGTCACGGTTATAATATCACAATTTCCCTGCCCGAATGTGTCCAACTTGCCCAAAGCCGCTTTGTGTGGGCGCTTTCGGCGCGTTTTGAGCGTTCAGCCCAGCCACTTTGCCGCCTTTTGTTCGCGCTCCATCGCCTCCAGCATCCTGACCGTGGCGAATACGTCCGCGTCGAATATGTCTATGCGGTGATTGGGTTGCACCTTCTCGTACTGGATCATGTCGTCGGTCTTTTCGATCGCCGCGACGTTTTGCACGCAGTACTCGTATGCCTCCGAGCCCAGATAATAAAAGCGCCCGTTTTTGACCTCGTTCTCGATGTGCCGGAAGCCTTCGGACTTTTTGTAAAAATACTGGGGTTGGTCTACGATCGCAAAGCCCGCCTGTTTCATTCCCAGAAAATACTCGCGGCAGAATTTCCGGTCGTGGCCCACCTGCCTGATCTTGAAGCCGCGCGCCTTCATGCCCTTGAACCAGTTGACCACATCGGCGTGGTTGTTCGTCGGCGCGTTGCATAGGTCGAGCCAGCCGTCGTCGGCCCAGCCGAATAGCGGTATGTCGTCCTCGTCGGCCTTTTGCGCCGCGGCCACGATCGGGAACCACGCGTGCGTGATCGCGATCTCGATGTCTTTATATCGCCCGTGGAGCGCCGCGGCGGTCAGGTCGTATAGCTTCGAGAGATCCGCGCCGCCGTACCAGTTAACGCCCAGGCGCGCCAGCCGCTTTAGCTTTTCCTCGAGCGGCAGCTCCGGCGCTATGCCCAGCGCCTCGCCCGCGCGCTCGTTCGAGCGGCGGAATTCCTCGATCTGGAAATACGCCTTTACCGATGCGGTGAAGATATTAAGGCTCTTGGCGAAAAAGTCCTTGCGCTGCTGCGGGTCGTTTTGCGCCTGCAGCGCCTGGGTCATTATGTCCGCCGGCCTGATCGTCACGCCGTAGTTCGGATTGGCAGCCTCCAGCACGCGCGGGTCGGTATAGTCCACCGCGCCCGCCTCGTCCCGATCGGCGCAGCACAAAAATATAAAATACCCGTCGTCGCGCACCGTGCCGTTTAAGACCTTGCGGCAGTACTCGATGCGCTGGGCGCAGAATCCCGTCGCGTTGTCGCCCGCCGTCGTGATCCCGATCACCAGCTTGTTGGTGTAGGCCTGTGTGGCCTCCTTGAGGATGTTGTACTGCTTCGGGGTCTTATAGGCGTGTATCTCGTCGGCAATGACCACGTTGCAGTTAAACGAGTCCTGCTTGTCCGGGTTGCTGGCCAGCGCGTTGAGGCTGATCGCGCCGCCGGCGAGCTGCTCGTTGGTAATCGAGTGCTCGAATGAGTTGTCAAGCACCCTCCAGCCGTCCGCAGCTGCCGCCTTGCGGTCGCCGTACATCGCCGTGATGATGTTATAATCCCAATTGTCAAACGTCTCCAGCGCCTGCTTGAGCGCCGCGCCCACCACGTAGATCTTCGATCCGCTCTCCCGGTCGAGCAGCCCCAGCGCATACGCCAGCGCGCTGACGAATATCGTCTTGCCGTTTTTCCTCGGGATAAAGATCATCGCCTCGGTGACCACGCGCCGCGCCTCGCCGGCGTAGTAAAGCGTGAGCATGCCGTATATGCAATACTTTTCCCAGGGCTCCAGCCGCAGCGGCTTGCCCCTGAGCGGGCTCCCGTCCAGCGCCTGACCCTGCCGGTGCTTGAACGTACTCTCGATCACTCCGATCACGAAATCAGCCGCCCGGCACTTAACGTCGAACGCCTCGTCGCCGGCCATGCGTATATAGCGCGCGCACCCCAGCCGCCTGTCCTTGTTCGCGATCCGCGCGCCGCTCATGATCTCCTCGCAGTATCCGATCACGTCGTCGGCGTACTCCCCGCGCACCCGCTCGCGCGCCTTTTCGATCGCGCGCGCCTCCTCGGCGCTCAGCTGCCCGCCCTTATCTTGCGATCGCAAAGATTTTTTTGCGGTTCTCAAGTTTTTCTGTCCCGCTCCCGCATTTTTCGCCCGCGGCCGCGCGTCCTCCGCGAGCGCTGCTCCTGCCCGTCTCGCCATCAACGGCTCACTCCTTTGCCCTTTGCGTGTCCCGCTCCATGTCCCGCCGCGTATATCCCGCCGCGCGTCTCCGCCGCGTATATCCCGCCGCGTATATTCCGCCGCGAGTGCTCCGCCGCGTATATCCCGCCGCGCGTCTCCGCCGCGAGTGCTCCCGCTCAGCGTCTCCCGCCGCGCCTCCCGCTGCGAGTGCTCCGCCGCGTATATCCCGCCGCGAGTGCTCCCGCTGCGAGCGCTCCGCCGCGTATATCCCGCCGCGCGTCTCCGCCGCGTATATCCCGCCGCGCGTCCACGCTGCGAGTGCTCCCGCTCAGCGTCTCCCGCCGCGCTTTTCGCAGAGCACCCGGCGCGATCGCGCCGAGTGCTCGTTTGTGTATAGACTTCCGCCGGCTCTTGTACAGACTTCCACCGGCGATTGTATAGACTTCCGCAGGCATCGAGGATCCACGCCCGGCATCATGGATCCACGCCCCAAATTACGAAATCCCGGTATTTCGTACACTTTGACCGATTTTCCGCACACTTCCCGAATTTCCGCGCGCTTTTCCCGGCGCTTTTTCGTACACTTTCGTACACTCAGCCCTTCTCGTTGTGCGCTATCCATCCGGCCAGTAGCGCGCATATTCCCAAAAACAGCGCGTTGTCAGAGATGCCGCTCGCCCTGGAGCCGAACGCCGCCGTCACGATGATCACCGCAAATATAAGCTTCATGCCGCCGCCTCCATCATCCGAGTTTTATCCTGCGCCCGCATTTGCGGCAATACTCGTCCATCAGACCTACGCCGTTCCCGCAATTCCCGCAGGTGCATATGTCGCCGAAGGCCTCTGTGTGCAGCCGGTTGGCCGTGACCGGGCGCAGCCTGTTCCGCTCGTACTTCATCCGCGCGAGCGCGCGCGCCTTGTTGTAATCCTGATCAACGCCGACTTTGATCGCCTCGAGCCACTCGATCGCCTTATCGTAGCTCATCATAAACCCTTGATTTCTGCTCATGCTCTCCTCCCGTGTCAATCCCTCGCGGTTACCCTAAAGTTACCCTGATGTTGCCTAAAACTTACGACCAAACTTGAAACTTGTCGCAAGATTATAGCAAGTATATCCTAATGTTTTCGCCCGGTTTTTTGTTGACGCGCAAAACAATCCGCGCGCCCGAATCGCCCAAAGCGCCCTGTATTCGGGCACTTTCTAATTTGACGGTAATTTGCCAGGGCTTGCGCGCGCCCTGGTCACCAGTTGATCGCCCGCCCGCACTGGGCGCAGAATTTGTCCCCGCTCCCGATCGCCTCGCCGCATGCGCCGCAGATGTAGTCCGACCTGAGCGCCGACCATTCCGGCCGCTTTTTCGGCGTGACCGGCTTTTTATTCTCGATCTCGAGCGCGATGCGGTTTATCGCGCGACGCTTATCATCCTCCTCGGCCTTTTTGACCTTGCGCAGCGCTATCCAGTGCGCCACGTCGCTGAGGCTCATTATGCTCCGAAACTGTAGCCCGTCCATGCCCGGCCCTCCATCGCCTGTATAAACCGATCGCGGCTCACTCGTCCTTCGAGCGCGCCGCGATGCTCTGCAGCGCCGCCGCCAGTGGAGACTGCGCCGCCTTGTTTAAACTCTTGTCGTTTATCCGCTTGAGCGAAGCCGCGGTGAGCCCGATCTCTCTCTCGTGCGCCAAAATCCGATCGTAGCAGTCATCCAGCGCCACCAGCAGCGGGTTTTTTACCGGGTTTTCTGCGCCGCTCTTGTTGGTATACATCACCACCGACGCCCCGCCCGTCTCCTCAAACTGCCTCTCCAGCCGGGCCGCCCTCACATATAGCCTCGCCAGCCTCTCGATGGTCGCCTTGAACTCATCCCGATACGTCCCGACGCTCTTGCACCGCCTGATGATCTCCCGCCGATATCCGATCTCGGTCATGCCGCTCACCTCCTCCCGCTCTCGCCCTCGATCTGGGTCTCGCTCGCCTAAATCTCACCGCCATCTCACCCCGCGCGAAATCTGTAACCGCTTTGTTAACTTTCGCGCGCGCGTTAATGATAGCTTTTTGACGGGTTCCCCTTTTCCCAAAATCCCGCCGTGTATATAAAAACTTCCCCCGGCCGGTGCGCGGCCCCCGCGGCGCTCGCGCGCGGGGTGGGGGGGATGCGCCGCGCGCCCGCGATCATGGTGTCACGCGCCGCGCCTCCTTGCCGGTGAGCTGCTCCCACCTGCGGATTATCACGTCGACGTATTCCGGCGCGAGCTCCATCGTTATCCCGCGCCGTCCCAACTGCGCCGCCGCGAGCAGTGTGCTCCCGCTGCCGCCGAATGGGTCGTACACTGTCCAGCCCGGCTTGGTGCTGTTTTCGATCAGCCGCGCCATGAGCCTGATCGGTTTCATGGTCGGGTGCTCGGGCGATCGCATCGGCCGATCCTCGTAGATCACCGACGCGGGCAGCCCGTATAGCTTTGTTACGAGCTCGGCCAGCTCGGCCTTGGTCATGCGCTCCGGCTCCGGCGTGTCGTCGAACACGGTCGAGATATTCCGCGCCGCCGTGAAATAGTGCGGCGCGCCGCTCTTGCGCGCGTAGATGCACGGCTCATGCCGCCATTGGTAATCCTGCCGGCCGAGCACGAACTGCTGCTTGACCCAGATCAGCTGCTGCACGATCTCCCACGTGGGTATGCTGCTGATCGCGGCGTAGGCCTGCTCGGTGCGCCTTGTCGCGTACCAGACATAAATACCCCCCCCACATTTTTGGCGGGCGTCCGCCTGAGTAAACGCCTTTACGAGCAGCTGTATTAGCTCATCGCCGGTGAGCTGATCGTTGGTGACCTGCTTGTCGTCCTGCCTTTTCTTGGGGTTTTTCTTGGCCTCCATGTTCAATGCCACGCCGTAAGGCGGATCCGTGAGCAGCAGATCGATCTGCGGATTGCCCGCCGCGGCAAATAGCGCGTCCACGTCCCCGCCGTCGGTCGCGTCGCCGCACATCACAAATGAGTCGCCCAGCGCGAAAATATCGCCGCGCCTGATCGTCACGGCCTCCTCGGGCTCCGGCTCGAGCTCCTCGACCTCCGAAACCTCGGCCGCCGTCTTGGCCTGCTCGGGCGGCTGGTAAAAGTCAAAGCCGCTGAAGTCGAGCTGGTATTTCTCGATTTCGGCGTTGAGCTTTCCGTAATCCCATTCGCTCAGCTCGGCGGTGGCGTTGTCGCGGATGCGATAGTCTGCGGCCTGCTCGGGCGTCATGTCGTCGGCGATCCAGACCTCGGCCTCTTTCCAGCCGAGGCGCTGCAGCGCCTTGAGCCGCGTGTGCCCCACGATGATCACGCCGTCCGCGTCGCATATGATTCGCGCCCTGTAACCGTTTTTCGTGATCGACTCGGCGGTCTTTTCGATCGCGCGATCGTTGACGCGCGGATTGTTTGGGTACGGCTTTATCTCCTCCAGCGGGAGCGTTTTTAAAAACATCTAATCCCCCCAATACCTCTTGCCCCCGCCCTTTTCGGGGTGCATCCTGTTGTGGCAAGCTTCGCAGAGCGCCATGCCGTTGCGCACGTCATACGCCAGCTCCGGGTACTCGTCCACGTGCTTGATGTGGTGCGCGGTCGTCGCGGCGACCGGCAGGCCCTGAGCATCGAGCCGCCCGTATCGCCTGCAGATTTCGCATAGCCCTCCGGCGCGGCGCAGTACCTTCGCACGCCACTGCTTGTGCCGCGCGGTCGCATAATGTTTTTGATTCGGCATATTATCTCCAACGCCGCAGCCCCACCGCTGTTTCCCGGCTTCCCGCCGCTCTTGTGCCCTGCACATATGCGGCGCGCCCCACGCCTTTTAATTTCCCTCGGGCTGCTCGTCGAGGCAGCCCATGTCGATCAGCGCCTCGACCGCTTCGGCCTCGATGCGCCGCGCGCTGGTAACCGAGTAGTTGACCGTGCGCGCCGTCTTTTCCCAGCCGCAGTGATCGCGATAGCGCAGTGTGATGATCGTGCGCGCGGTTTCGTCCAGGTTGGCCAGCGCGCAGTCGATCCTGATCTTGTGCCGCGTGGCCTTGTCGATCTGCTCGCGCATGTTGGCCAGCATCGACTGATACGCGTTGGCCAGCTGCACGCGCGAGTTGGCGTCGCGGATTATGGCGGCCTCCATCTCGGCGGCCTCCTGCTCGTAGCTCCTGATCGTGCGCGCGGTCGAGCCCCATGCGCTCAGCGCGCTGCGCATGGCCATGCGGCGCACAAATTTTTTATTCCGCCGTTTCGGTCGCAATTGGATCGCCTCCCTCCAGATATGCGAGGATCGCGCGCTCGGCCTCGTGCGCGCCGTAGCATACGAGCGCGCAGTAGCCCTTGGCGCTGAGCGCGTCGAGCCATGCGCGCTGCTCCGGGCTCACGTGGCTGAGCGATCGCGCCGCCCGCTTGAGCTCGATGTAAAGCCCGTGATACATCCCGCGCGGCACCGGCAGGCAGATGTCCGGCACGCCCTTGCGCAGGCCCATCGCCTGCAGCCGCGCGCCCGTGGCCAGACTGCGCTTGCCCTCGTTGGGTATGTGGTAAAGCATGCATAGCTCCGGGTGCGCCGCGCAGCTGTATGCCGCCCAGACGATCAGCGCGCGCTGCTCTGCCTCCTCGTGCGGCGTGATCGCCGCGATCGGCGCGGGCGACTTTCTTTGCCGGCTCATTGCACGACCTCCATCCGCTCCCGTTTGTGGGTGCGCACGATCGCCAGCGCGCGCTTGCGCCGGTTGATTTTTACCTTGTCGCCGTCCGTCAGCGTGATGGTCGCGTCGGTGACGAGCTCGGCCATTATCGCGGTGGCCAGCTGGATCAGCGCATCGGCGACTTGCTGATTAATCTCGCCCTCGTCGTTGGCCATGATCGACTTTACCGCGTCGTCGATGTCCTCGGCCGCGCGATCGCGCCTCGCCTCCTCGCAGTCGCAGCGCGCGGTCACCAGCCGGTTGGCCTGCTCGGGCGTGAGGTTGCCCGACGTTTCGATCATCTGGATTTTGCCGCAGTAATAGCACTCGCCTGTTGTGGTTGCCATTTTTGCCTCCTACTCGCGTTTTGGTTTGTACATGCGGGCGTAGATGTAAGCGCCCTGCATGTATTCGCTTGTCTTGACCGTGCAGTCTAAAAACTGCGCGCCCTTGATTATGCGCTCGCAGATCGCGCGCGCGTTTGCGTCCACGTCGATGATCATCCGCTCGGCCTGCCGCTTCGAGATCTTCTTGTCGGCCTGGGTGATCTTCGGCTCCCTGAGCGATCGGCTTGCCGCCCAGCGCCGCTTTTTGCGCGGTGCCTTGGTCAGGTACTTGGCCAGCGCGGTGAGGCCGTAGCGATCGGGCTGCAGCCGATCGGCGTTTGCCCGTCCGGCGCGCCAGCATTTCTCCGCGCCGTCTCGATCGCTGAGGTTGCACACCATGTGCGCGTGGATCCTCACCGGCTCCCCGTCCCGCGTCGCGAACTCGATCACGTATAAATATTTAAACGGCTCCGCCTCCGGGTGGAGCCCGGCCTTGACCTCGCGCCTGTATTGTGTGCGCAGCCGCCTGATCGCGCGCTGTAATTCCTTGAGCGCGCCCTGCTCGTCTGGTACGTTTGTAAATGTCATCGTCAGGGAAATATCCCGCGCCGTGAAGTTGGTGTTCAGCAGCCGCGTAATTCTTTTCTCGGTGTTCCTGCGGTTGATCGCCTCGACTCGCTCGGGCGTGGCCATGCTCTTTGCCGCCCGGAGTAACCCGCGCGGGTATCTGTGAATCGGGAACGCCTCCAGCTCGATCAGCTCTCCCGATGTGATCGTGCGGGTGCGATAGTTCGCGATCGTCTCGGATCCCGTTTGCGCGCGCTCATCCTTCGGGTCGAGCAGATACGCGTATTCGATCTCCGGCTCCGAGCGCTTGCGTTTGGCCATGCCTTAACATCTCCTCACACGGCCAGGGGGCTGCGGCCCCCTTAGCCATCCCCCAGGGGTTTTATCCTGGCGGGAAATCTTTCCGGCGCGTTGGTTATGGTCGAATTATTAATACCATTTACGAGCCCGCAAAAGGGAGCGGCGCGGCTCCCTTTTTGCGGAAATATTTCAGCCTTTGAAGAACTTGAGCGCCGCGCCGTGCACCATGAACATGGTCGTCATGACCTCGCCCTTGAGCCACGTCTCATCGTGGCCCTCCAGCTTGGCGCGCTGCACCAGATACTCGGCCAGCCCCTCGCAGATCGCCTCGAGCTGGAACTCCTCGTCGCTGGTCACGTTGATTTTGCGCCTGCCGTTTATGCCCTGATCGAATGCTATCAGTGCCGTCATTTGTCCGCGCCTCCTTTGTGCGTCAGCCGGAACCGAAGCGCCTCCCATCCGTCGAACATCAGATGAGTTTGCGCCCGGCAGTCGTGCTTGTTGTCGTATAGCGCCGATTTGCGCACGCCGCGCAGCTGATCTCCATATCCCACGTCGACATGCTTGCCGTTTTGGCATATGCCGTACTCGGTGCCGTCGTGCATCGGGTAGATGTAGCGCACCTCCACGCGGATCACGCGCTCGCCGCTGCGGGTGCTCTGCAAATAGTAATATTCCTCCGGCGCGAGCGTCTCGTCGCGGTCGTGCGGCAGATAGATCGCGCCCAGCTCCTTGTCAGTCAGCTCCATGCGGTTCGCTCCCTTCCGGCGGCGGCGGGCAGTGCCGCCAGTGCGTTATCAGATCGCCGGCCGGGTTTTCGTGCACGACGATGTTGTGCCAGCCGGTGACCTGGGTGCCGTTGTAGCGGTGCCATACGAGCACGCAGCCCCACTCGTCCGCGTCGGCGGCCGTGGGCGTCTGCTCGCGGATATTGATCCAGCCGTTATGGTCTCCCATCATATATCGCCTCCAGATTGTGCTCGCGCCGCTGCTGATCGATCATGCGGCGCATGTCCGCCACGGGATCCACGCGCTGCTGTCTGCGCGCGGCCACCGGCTCGCGGTTGATCGTGATGCCGCTCGCCTCCAGCGTCGAGCGCGGCGCGGTGTGCATCTGGCAGTGCTCGCGCGGCAATGGCGGCGCGGGCGGCGGCGGCGCAGGCGTCGCGCGGTATCGATTGCAGATGTAGTAAGCGCGCTTGCGCGTGATCTTCAGCTCCTCGGCGATCTCGGCGTATGACCTGCCGTTGTCGTGGAGCGCCATCGCCGTGTTGATCGTCTGCCAGTCCCACTTTTTAAGGTGTATCATCGCGCTCGCCTCCTAATCGTCGGCGTACTCGCAGCGATAGGGCGAAAAGCTCTCGGGCGGCGATATGCTCAGCAGCGTCTGCCGCAGCGGGCACTGCCGCACCTCTTTGCCGCTGAGCATGCAGATCGAGCACTCCGAGCGGCGCGCGTAGATCTCCAGCACCGCCAGATCTTCCTTGCTGATCGTAAACGAGGTATTACTCCGGCCCACGTGGCGCGGGCGCAGCGTCAGCTCGTCGCCGTGCAGCACGCCGCCGATGTGGCGGCGCGCCTTTTCGGGCAGCGCCTCGACGATCGCGAGCAGATCGCGCCCCAGCTCGTCCGAGGCGGCCTCCATCGCGGGAAATTTGTCGCCGATGTGCCCGGCCAGCTCTTTGAGGTCGGGCAGCATCGCGTCGAGCCGCCCGCATGCGGCAAATAGCCAGATGATCGCGTCCATTTCCTTGCGCGTGATCTCGATTTCGCCGTCGTCATGCCTGCGCATCCGGGCTCGCCTCCTCGATGGTGCGCTGGTTCGGCCAATAGTGGTCGGCAAAGCTGCGCACCTTGCAGCCCATCTCGATCGGCTCGCCGGTGGGCCGCTCTATCCGGCAGTACCAGTGTTTCGCGCGCAGATCGCACACCAGCGTGAGCGCGCTCTTGATCGTGCGGCCCGCGCGGGCGTTGGCGCGGATCACGCGCGCCGCGTTTCGGAGTGTGTCGTCGTGCGGGTTTCTCTGGAAGTCGATCAGCGCCTCGCACTGCGCGCTCGACTCTATGCGATAGCGCTCGGTGCGCTTGATCGGCGATAGCTCTGTGTTTTTCGGCTTCATGTGTGTTCCTCTCCCTTGCTTTTCTCTCGGGTTGCTGTTATAATATGCTTGTGTGTGTTCCCGCGGCGCATGTGCGCCGGGAGACCCTCAGCTCGGGCGTTGACGGCCGCCCGGGCTTTTATTTTTTTTGCCTGAGGAAGCTCGGCAGCGGTATCTGGCCGGTCTTGTACGGCCGCGCGCGGCGCTGCCGCTCCAGCTTTTCGGCGGCCTCGCGCTCGTCTGCCTCGCGGGCGGCCTCGGCCTCCCTGGCCATCTTGTTGAGCTTGCGCTTTGAAATGTGGCGCATGCCCCACGCCTCGATGAATATTTTCCGCTTGTGCGACTCGCTGCGGCGCTTGATGTATTCGGCGCGCTCGGCGGCCACGCGCTCGAGGCGCTGCTCCTCCAGCTCGGCGTCGAGCTGATCGGCGCGCTGCTGGATCGCGCGGCGCTCGGCGCACTTGCGCTGCCATTCGCGGCGGGCGTACCACTCGATGTCGCCGCGCAGATACGTGTTTTCGCGCTCCAGCTCCTCGATGCGCTGCTGCTGGGCGTGTATGGTGTTAATCAGCTCGATACCTTTCGCGAGCCGTGGATCCGCGGTCGTCCCCTTGATTTTCTGGCACATTTTCTACTTCCTCCTCAGATATTGGCGTCCATGGGCGGCATATTGAACTCCTGCCCGGCGGCCGGGCTCAGGCCGTGGCGCAATGCGTACAGCCTGAGCCGGCGCTCCATCTCGGTGCGTGTGGTTTGCTGCGCCAGCTCGCGCAGCGCGACCGGCTGCCAGCTCTCGCGGCGCTCCGGGCGTTTGGTGCGGATTACGCACCACATATAATTGGCGCGGCGCGTGATCGCGTAAAATACGCCGTGGCGGTCTACGTAGCGCGCGGGCTCGTCGCAGAGCATCGGGTCGGTAAAAACGTCGAAATCACTCATCGCCGCCGCCTCCCTTCACGTCGCGCATCGCTCCGTAGATATGGATTAAATCGCGCGCGAGCTTGCGCATATCCTCCAGCGCGTCGGTCGTCTTGAGCACGATCATTTCGGAGGCGCTATCTGTGTAAAACTCGATCGCGATCTTGCCCTCTGCCAGGTCGTGCACCAAATAGATCGTCTCGGTCTCGTAGCCAATCTTGAGCGCATGGCACTTGACCGGCTCCGGCGCGGGTTCCGGCTCCGCTGCGGGCTCCGGCTCCGGCGCGGGAGCGGAAACCGTTTCGGGCGGCTGCTCCGCTGCGGGCGCGATTTCGGGCGGATTTTCCTGCGGCTGCTCCGCTTTCGGGGCGGTTTGCTCCGCTTCGGGCGCGGTTTGCTCCGCTTCGGGCGCGCTGGGCGCTGCGGGCTTGGTCGGCCTGTTCTGCGCGTGATAATCGGCAATCATCTGCTCCATATCCGCCGCGGCCTTTTTGCCCTCGCGCTCGTCGATTATTCTATCCACGCTGATCGAGCGCGCGAGCAGATCGCCCTCGGCCTTGAGCCTGCGCTCGCGCTCCTTGGCGATTATGTTGTAAATCGTACTTTCCCCGAAGCCGGTCACCTTGGCGATCTCCGGCACGGGCATGTGCGCCTCGTGCATCTCGATGATCTTCGCGCGGTCGTCGCTTGTTGATCTTAACGGCATGTGTGTTCCCTCCTTAATTTTCCCAATATCTTCCCATGATGTCCCAGTTGTTGCGCTTTTTGCAACGCTTGCTTGTCAACTAATCTTCTCCGGCGGCTCAGGCAGCTCCATCCAATGCGTTACTCGCCATCCGTCTGCTCTGTCCTCTTGCGGCCAATAACTAAAAAGCATGCTATACTTGCCGACAAGTATTCGTGATTCACTGTAGTTTTCATTTTCCATGTATATCAGGACATCGTGCGATTCGCCTGTGCTGTGGCCAAAATAATCGTATTCCGTCTCCGGCAGCTCATCCTCAACGCTTATCCAGCCCGATTTCTTCTCTTCCTGCGCTGCAACATTGGTCGGCTGCCAGTTGTTAAAGTTGCTGATTTCAAGCATCATATCGATGTTTTCAGCTACCGTTCTCAGTGTATCGTTCGGCTCCATCTTGTTTTTAACGGCATAATCGCAAATTTCCGCGATAATTTGTGCCATAAACTCATGATCGTTCATTTTTTCTCCTCCGGCGGCTCAGGCATCGGCATCCAATGCGTGACTTTGTGTTGAGCATTTCCGATGATACTGGTATGCCATTTGCCGTCATGCGTTGTGCCCGTTGCGACCGTACTTGAACCGTCGTCAAACGTAACTGCCACAATAACCTTCGCTGAATTTGAACGCCACATTGCGTTTGCCCATCTGTCGGTGCCATAATGTCGGGCAAAAATCGAATCGGTCTCTTCCGGCAACCTGTCCTCGACGCTGATCCATCCGCCAATGGTGGGCTGCTTATCAATCAGGCTCTTTAGCGTTCCGATGAAACCTTCTTCTGTTCCTTCCTCGGTGTACCAGCTTCCACATTGATCCACGCCGCGGCGCGGCGTCGTGATCGCTGCGGGCAGCACTCTGATCTTGGGCGTGCGCGCCTCGTAGTGGATCACCGCGCCGTGCCCGGTTACTATTTTTGCCTTCATGCTCTGCGCCTCCTTACGTGGGCGTGGCCGCGAGCCTGATTTCGCCGAGCATTACGCTGTAGCGATCGCCGCCGCAGAATACCGCGAGGCTGTAATACAGCAGGCCGCGCCTGCCCTGGGTGAGCTCCGGCGCGAGCGTCACGCGATACACGTTTTCGCCCAGCAGCTCGATGCCGTCGCCGATCGCGAGCGAAAAGGCGGGCGTCTCCGAGTCGTAGGCGCGCGCCGTGAGCACGATGTCGTCCACGTCGGCGTCGAGCTCGCTCAGCTCCACGTCGAACGTTTCGGTATCGCCCGCGACCATGCGGATGTTATGTCGGACATACATCTGATCAGTCCTCCTTGGTGTAGATGATGCGCGAGTTGCCAAACCGGCAAAAGTGCAGGAAGCCCTCGCGCGGGATGGTGATCTGATTTTCGGTTACGATCACCGGGAAGCCCAGCATCGCGGGATCCGCGCGCGCCTGGGTGCGTATCTGCTGCGCTTTGCGGTGGATCACCGCGGCGACGTCCTCGACGGATAGGAAGTCGGCCTCGCTCGCGGCCAGATCGGCCAGTGTCATGTGTGTTCCCTCGCTTTCCTGTGCTGATCGGCATACGGGCATGTTGCAAAGTGCGACAAATACCCCATCCCGAGCGCCTGTCCTGCTTTGCCGGTCAGGTCGGCGCTTAATATCAGCCCATTCGGCGTTATGATCCGGGCGGCTTTGCCCGGCCAGTATGTGATCGGCTCCGCGTCGCACGGCATCGCCTTGCCGCTTGCAAGCTTAATCCAGACGATCTCTGCGCCGCAGCTTTTGCATTTCGTCATGTGTGTTCCCTCCCTTGGTTACTGGTTAACGGCGAGTTTTTTCGGTTGGTCGGTCGTCTGCTCGGCGATGGTGGCGGCTTTATTCTGCTTGTTCGGCTGCGCGCCGATGCCGATTATAAATCCCGTCACCATGTCGCAGAGCCGTTGCTGCTGCGCCTCGCTCAGGCTTGTGTTGAGCATGGAGATTAGCCGCTCGTTCTGTGTCATGGTATTCACTTCCTTTTTGTGTTGGTGAATACATTATACGACTTAAATTTGTGCTTGTCAACACTTTTTGACCATCCAGCTAAATTTATTTGTGTTGACGAACACAAAAAAGCGGTGTATAATTACATCATAATCGAATGGGGGTGAAACCATGATAGGAAACCAAATTAAGGAGCTGCGCAAAGCGCTTGATTGCACTCAGGCCGAGCTCGGGAGCCGTCTCGGTATTTCTCGCTCAGCCGTCGCAAATCTCGAGTATGATCGCGTCGAGCCGACCGACGCAACCATCCGCTTGATCTGCATGACCTTCGGACTAAATGAGTCCTGGCTGCGCACGGGAGCCGGTGAGATGTACAGCGAGCGCGGCGATCTGGCCGCGCTGGTGGCAAAATATCAGCCGTCTGACGCGCTGGTGCGCGTGCTGATGCTGTTCGACGCGCTGACCGCCGAACAAAAGGAGACCGTCCTCGACTTTGCCGAAAACATGATCGCGGTGCTGCGCGAGGAGTCCTCCAGCGCGCCCGCTGCGCTCGATATAGATCGGGAAGTCGACGAGTACCGTGCCGAGCTTGAGGCACAAAAAAATCCGGCGGAAAAGTCGTCAGTCTCAGATATTGGCGTCGGATAAAAAAACGGCGCGGGCTATTTTAAGCCCGCGCCTGATTTTAAAATAAAATGAGCCTGCGCGATGTGCCGATCGCGCAGGCGCTGAGGTATGGAGGTATTCATGTCTGCAATAAACCCGGGGGAGTCCCGCGTCCCACTTACATTATACGAAATTCCTGAGAGAATTTCAACACCGATTTGCCGCAAATGCGGCGGCGAAGCGCCCGCGGGCTCCGAGTTTTGCCCGTGGTGCGGGAAAAAGCTTACCAGCGCGCGCAGCCGGCGCTCGCGCGGCAACGGGCAGGGGAGCGTGTTCAAACTCAAATCAGGGAAATACCGCGCCGAGGTCGTGATCGGCTGGCGCGAGGATGGCCGCAAGATCACGCGCTCCCAGACCTTTAAAACCAAACGCGAGGCCGTGAACGCGCTGCCGGGCCTCATGGCCGCGCGCGAGAAAAAGGCCGCCACGATGGCCGAATATCACCGGCAATGGGTCGACGCGAATCAGGCGGATTGGTCGTATAAGACGGTTAAGGCTTACGAGTCGGCCTGGCATGCGCTCGAGCTGATCGCCTCGCGGCGCGCCGATTTGGTATCGCTCGCCGATCTGCAGGCCGTTTTCGACGCGCACTCGGCGCGATCGGCGTCGTATCTGAACAACATGCGCGTGGTGCTGCACGGCGTTTACAAATACGCGCAGATCGACGACGCGGTAACGCGCGACCTGGCCGATTTTGTCGTGCTGCGCGGTGCCGAACCGAAAAAAGACCGCGACGCTTTCCGCGCCGACGAAAAGGCGCGCATGTGGGAGTCGTGGCGCGGCGGCGAGTCGTTCGCCGGTTATCCGCTTATCATGATCTACACCGGCATGCGCGTGCAGGAGCTGCTGAACACCGCGCGGGCAAATATCGACCTTGAGGCGCGCCTGATCACCGGCGTGGGCGTCAAGACGGAAAACTCCAAAGAGTCCCCGATCTTTATCGCCGAGGCCATCGTGCCGGTGATCACCGAGCTGCTCGCCCAAAACGGCGACCGGCTTTGCCCGTTCAAGTATTTCACGTTCCGCCGGCGCTTCAACGAGTTTTGCGGCGAGATCGGCGTGCGCGTGCTCCCGATCCACTGCTGCCGGCACACCTGCGCCACCGATCTGGCCGAGGCGAACGTACCGCCGACGATCATCCAGCAGATTATGCGCCACACCAGCTATAAGACCACGCTGATCTATACCCACATCAGCGCCGCGCCGATCCTCGACGCCCTCGACGCCGCGCACAAACCGTAATCCTGTGCTACTCCTGTTTGATAGGCCGGAAATGGCTATATTTCGGCGGGGGAAAATAGAGAGCTATTATTTGTGGATTAGACCTCAATTAATTTGAGTGTGCCCGACAATTCCCGACAGGCCCCGCACGGGCTTTTCGTGGTGCCTCAATGTGTCCTGTTTGTGGGCGTTGTGCCCGACAGTGCCCCATAATTCCCGCGCGCTCCTGTTGCTACTCCTGTCAGGCGATTGCCTGCGGGAGTGGCTTTTTTTACTTTGTTAATTTTTCGGTTTTGCCTTTTTGGTATTGCAATCCATACTGCAGTATGGTATAATAATACCAGTGACAGGGAGACCGATAAACGATATGGAGGTAACAAAAATGGCACAGGCAAAGGCGCGCTGCACTTGCAAATATTGCGGCAATGAGTTCACCAAGATCAAGACCTGCGGCAACCGCCGCGAGGCCGACAGCTGGGAAAGCTGGGCAGCAGATCATTACGACGAGTGCCCCGAGTGCGAGGCTAAGCGCCTCGAGGCCGCGAACCGTGAGGCGATCGAGCGCAGCGCCGACAAGGGCTGGCCGGAGCTGACCGGCTCCGAGAAGCAGATCAACTGGGCGAACTCCATCCGCGAGGAGCTGATCGAGAAGATCTCGAACGAGCAGACCGTGCCCGGCATGGAGTGGCTGCGCGATGAGACCATCCGGAAGATCATCGCGAAGCAGACCAAGGCGGCCTGGTGGATCGACAATCGCGTATACGCGCGTTTCTATGAGGATTTCGTAGCCCTGGGCAACGAGATTTACAAGGCCCACGAGGAGAGCTCCAAACAGGAAGAGACCGCGCACATCGCCGAGCCCGAGCACAAGGAGCACGAGAGTGCTGCCGATATCGCGATCAGTGACAGCCGCGTGGCTGCCAGCTACGCCAAGGACGAGGATTTCATGCGCGTGGTTAAGGCGCTGGGTTACAAGTGGGATGCCGATGCACGCGTCTGGACGCTCAAAATCTCCGAGGCCACCGGCACGGCCCGCGAGCGCGCGGCCGAGCTCGGCAACAAGCTGTTAATCGCGGGCTTTGCGGTCCGCATGCAGGATGATCAGGCACTCGCCGACGCGATCGCCGGCAATTACGAGCCGATCTCCCCGCGCTATATCCTCGGGAGCGACGACGGCAAGGAATATCTGCTCGTTTGGCCATACGGTGATGATCTGTATAAGCAGGCCACCAGCCTGCCGGGCGCGCGTTACCGCCGCCCTTACGTCAGAGTGCCGGATAAGGAATACGCGGCGCTCCTCGCTTTCGCCCACGCCTACGATTTCCGAATCGCGCCCAGCGCGCTGGCCATCGTCGAGCGCATGCGCGCCGCTACTGTCACGGTTACTCCGGCCGCGGTGCCGGGAGAAAAGGAGGAATAACATGGACGCCTTAAAAGTGGGGGAGAAGTTCCCTCAGATCGAGGCGAGTATGGTTACGCGCTGCTGCTTATCATGGTCGATGCGGACAGCAACACGATCGTGGCGCTGCGCCTGATCGGCCTAAGCAACAAATTCAGCCGCGGCCTGCGCGATCAGGTCGCCGAGCTCCAGTCAAAAACGCTCGACCGCGCCGCGTATATGCAGCAGGTCAGCGCCACACAGGCCGCGCACTCCAGCAAGGAGCTCGCGCAGATGGCCCAAAACTATTACAAGATCAACTGAGGAGGCATTGACATGGCTAAGGATTATCACGCATACAAGATGTTTATCGGCGAGAGCGAAATCGCCGCGCTCGTGGCCGTTTTTTTCGAGGATGGCAAGCTGACGACTGATTTCCTGCGCTTCGGCGGCGATGAGACTTATCTCGCGTATCTGACCGATACGACTTATCAGATTCCCGAGCATTATAAGCTTGTTCGGACGTTTGAGCCGAGCTGGTTTACGATCTACGACGATCATGGGCTCACCGTTCACTCTTATCTCGCGGCCCCGATGCGCGTTTATCGCGCCGGCGATTACAGCTGTATTTTCCAGTTCGAGTCCAAGGGCAATTTCCTGCAAATGCTCAAAAAAGCCGGATATGAGGAGGCCTGATCATGATCCAGTATGTGACCGGCCTCGACGCGCTGCGCGCCAATAAGCGCAACGTGTACCGCATCAACCAGGAGACCTACACCACGCACGGCCTGACCTTTGCCGCGGCGCTGAGCGCTCTCGATCTTACCGGCCATGATTACACCGTGGGGCTCTCCGGCGACGATCGCGCGATCTATTACGATGATCTCGACACGGCGCTCGGGCTGCTGTCGCTGGGCGAGCTGACCAACACCGACGTAACCATCCGATACGACGGCGAGGGCGCCGACAATGGCTGGACGCTGAGCATGACGATGCAGTATCTCACGGTCGCCGAGCGCGAGGCCGACGACGAGCCCGCCGAGCACGTTTTCAGATGGCGGGCAGACCGAAGCCTCCGCCCGCGCCTGATCGCCTCTCATGATTTCCCCGTCGTGCGCTCGCTTTATGGCGAGTACCATTACCGGCGCGGCGCGGATGGCCAGCCCGATCGGTGGGAGCCCGTCTCGCCGGCGGACAAGCTCCAGCGCCTGCGCCCTGATCA